CTAGACAGTACAGTTGTACGTGTCAGTGTGTTGGTTCCACTATATGTTCCTAGTCCTACTTCCCATTCATCTGCACCGCCTGAATGTACTATCGCATAGTAAGTAGTGTCATTGGTAGACATAACAGAAGCAAAGGTATCAAACGTTGCAGAAGCACCAGCAAGAGTTAAGGCTCCTGTGCCTGTAGTGGTAGTAGTTTCTCGTACTCTGTCTTTTAGTACTAATGCCATTTGTTTACCTTTAGGTTATACGTATAACTGCGTTGGACGCATCTGCAGTAGGAAAGATTACCGTAAAGTCACCTGCAGTAGAAGATACCGTAGAACTGAAAGCGAATATAGCTATTGCTTTATTACTGGCTGAACTGTTATATATGATAGCCCCACCAGCCGATATAGTCAAGTTGGAAAAGACTTCATCTGCAAAGTCTACAAATGCCGTAGTTCCCGATAATGTAATTGTAGCCGAATCTAGGTTTTGCCCCCCTGCTGTATAGTTTGTGCCTGTAGCTTCATCTGAGTTACCTGTGATGTCAGAGTAGTTAGTTGTAGCTGCACCGTATGTACCTGTAGGGGATGGCTTGATTAACGCTAGTTTTAGTGTATGTGTGTCTAAGTCGTGAACACCCCCAAGTAGCTCTTGCTTGAAGCTGTTGCACATTGCTGTAGTAATAGTACCCATGAGAATGTCCTTATGTTAAATGCACGAAGAGGCCAGCGTGAGCCAGCCTCTAAGTTTAGCTTGATTATGCAGCGTTGTAAACGGCTGACACCAATGCTTGTGGGCGTAAGATTTTACGTCCGTAAAGGTGCATACCACGTACAATGTCTGCAAATGAGTCAGGATCTCTATAGTTTTCAACTTTGTTGATCTGCTCTGCAGAAGCTACAGCTTCCTCTTGACCTGCAAGGATAACACCGAAGTTATCATCCTGTGCAGTTGTGCCAGAAGTAGCTGGTCCAGTGCCATCTGTTGGTAGGTTGTTAGAAACATACACTTTGAAACCGTGAATGTTGTTTGCAACCAAGCCATTCATTAGCTCACCGTTACCGCCAAAGTCAGCATTCATCAAACGTGAATCTTCGTCTTTTAGTAGTTCAACAAAAATTGGATCAACTACTAAGTAACGTCCACGTGAATCAACAAGACCTGTATCCAACTGTCTAGCCATACGTGCAATAAGTTGCAACGGTGAAGCTGTTGTTGTTGGAAGTGCAGTAATTCCTGGCAATCTAATTGCTAGAGGAATAGAGTCACCAGTTGTACCAGCAGAAGCTGCTGTAGCGATGTTGTTCATGTCTGACATGTCTAGGTGGTTGGCAGTCAAAAATTCACCAGTTAGGTTACCTGCTGTTGGGTGCTGCGCTGTACCTGAGACATTACTGTCATACTGACCTGTTGAAGCCACTGTACCACACATGTACGCAAGTACATCTGAGTCTAGTGCGTCAGCCATTTTATATGCTGCTCTATCTGCAGCTAGGCTTACGAAGTCAACGTGTGAGAACTGCTCTTCAATGTCATCCATTTTAAAAGCAAAGTAGTTAGCTTTGTCAATGGTTAACTGGAAGTCTTCGTCTGCTAACTTCTCTACAGAAATAGCTGTGTGACGCTGTAAAGCGTTGACAGTTACGTCTGGCTCTTTTTGGATGCGAACAACATCCCCTTGGTTTGCAATCTCTCCAAAGTAGGAACTGTTTGTGATTGCGTTGGCAACTGCTGCTTTTCTTAAAGCAATCTGTGCCTGTTTGGAGTACATTATCGGGCTGAAGTTGCCTGTAAAGCCTCCACTTGCTGATGTAATAGCCATAGTTAAAATCTCCTTATAGATATGGCGTGGGGTTAGTACACTACATATCCACTCTGAAGAGGCTCTTTGTTTTAGGGTAGTCAGCTATGCTTTGAGATTGCGCTATCTCTTTGCGCTGGGCCTATACTTAGAGGTAAGTCTTTTTGTGTGGCTAGTGCTTGTTAAAGCATACACACTATTGTTGTGTATATGCTATAGTTGTATCTACGATGTTAAGAATGTCA